TCTGTGTTTTCCCTTTCGGTGTGACACATATTACCTCTGAATACACATAATATCCAGTGGTTTTGCGATAATAAACTACACGATCATTTTGCCTTTATGGGCAGTGGTATTGTGTAGTTTATGACTCACCCGTGAGGATGAAATGGACGTACTCGCCACGGTGGTCTTCCAGGTAGTTCACCAGTTCATAAAAACCTCTGTCAAAGGCAAGACGCTGTACCATATTCACATCGAACATATTTGTAAGCCCGGTGGCTCGGATGGTGAGAATCTGCTCACGCACGGTTTCACTCATCATCCTCGACCACCTTTCTGCAGGAGTCTTCTCCGTAGATAACACCCAGGCTTGACCCAATGTCCCAACGGACAAGGATTGTTCCCGTATCATCGACACCGCGAACCGTGCCACGGCATCCAGGGACAAGGTCTGTGCGGTAGGGATCGTTCATCATAATGAGTTCAACACGGCAACCGACAGGGTACTCTCGGCGGATACGCTCCACCGTTTCTTTACTCGGAAATCTCATTTTTTGCACCCCCTCTGAATGCGGAACTGCCAGACAAGTTACGGAGCAGAATCTTGCGTTCGGATTTGAATTCCTCACCGATAAAACCCAGGCGAAGAAGGAAGCAGCGGAATGCGTATTTGTCATTGTCCGTTTCCTTTTCCTTTGCCACCACACGCTTCTGATTTCGAGCCATTTCGCACAGCTTGCAGATGAAGGTGTCGTAGGCTTTCATCTCGTCCGGGGTAGGAATGCCGGGAAACCAAGGGAAAGAAACCTTCGTGTCGGTGATCTCCAAAGGCAAGCTGTCCGTACCCAGGGCTTTCTTGATAAGGCTACCCTTGGCGGCAATGATGGCCTTGAGGTTTTCCAGGTTGGCATCGGTGAAAAGGCTGCGAGGCATGGAAATGCAGATGCCATCGACTTCAGTGGGATCGTCCTCTTCTTCGGTGGTGTCCTCGGCAACGCACTCGGCAAGAGGATCTTCTGCCTGGAAGCCTTTCTCCCGAAGGAAACGGACGAGGGTTGCTGCGGTACTGTTGTCCTCGATGGTGACCTGTCCGTCCACGCTGACGGTGTAACCGCCAACCTGGTAGGCAAAGCCGGGAGCGCCGAGGTACTTGGCTTTTTCGCCTGTGTGTTCTGCGATGGCTGCGACCAGGCGCTTGCGGTCGGAACCGCTGACATTGTAGTTGATAATCATGTGTTTGACCTCCTTTAATTTGGGTAGTCACATATTACCGTCAGTGTTCCGATATAGCAAGTTATATCTGCACATTTGGGGTGTAGATTATATCCGCACATATCAGCCCTCGTTTTGTGTACACCAGACAATGCCGGAAAGCACAAAAACCACGCACGGCAGAGCCACTCCGTTACCCCACATCTTATACTCGGCTGCATCCGAATGGGGATCACGCAGCCATTTTGCAATCTGCTTCAGCGTCTTGGGCTTGGTGGACGAACCTACAATTTTCCGATGGGTTTCAAATACATCGTACCAATAGCGAAGGTCATCCGTGGTAGGCTCAATGCCCAGGTCATCGCACCACCAGTCTGGAAAGCCCTGCAAGCGGGCGCACTCGGTGGGAGTGAGTCTGCGGACGGTGTATCCGTTCTGCACGGCGCCGGGACCTTTGGCAACGAGCGTCGGCTGTAACTCCGGCTCGAAGGTCGGAGAGAACTTTGCGTTTTTGCCCTGGTTAAAAGTATCCCTGCCGATGCCGTAGCAAACGGCTGTAGGGTCTTTATAATCCCTGGCAAGGACTGTGGGGGCTTTGTCTTCGGCAACCTGGGCGAAGCTACCCGTGGTCATTGCATAGACAGCATGGCGGTCGACCGTGTTGAGGGTATACATCACATCGGACTCTTTATAACCGTCCCCCTGGTGGGAAGGACGAGTTCCGTTGCCCTCAATCACAATGATGCCGCCCTGGTTGCAACCGGGGTTTCCACCATTGCCATCAATGGTACGGGAAGTGTCCGCTTCGTAGATACCGCTGTGAGGGTTGGCTGACTTCATAGCATTGCTGTCTTTGGCACTGATGCCGAACGCCTGCAAAACACAGTTGAAGTGGTTTTTATCCGGCATCCGCTGATTACCACCCGCGTTGTGGGCGGTAAGTGTGGGTGCGGTCTGTTCGCCGTCCCAATTCATCACGAGAGGAACATTGCCACCGCCGGTCCCCATACGGGAAGTAAGAGTCTGTACCTTATCATCATCCGAGATGGTGACACGGCTATCGGCGGGGTGATTCTCCAATGCAACAGCGGCAGGAACGACACCCGCCCGGAGGGTCGGAGAGGTTTCTTCCTCATATCCGATGCTCCGACTCTTGGAAGAATGCTCTGTGCAAAAGCCTGCGGATTCCAGAACGCACGGAGGGTGGTGAGCCTCGGCACGGAGTGTTGCGGTGACCTCATCGGTGACATCCATTCGGTTGCCGCCCTGGTCATTCAGCACGATGCCGTTTCTGCCCGTACTCATACCACAGTTCACACCGAGGGTCGAACTTACATCCCCGGTCAGCTCTCCGTTGTATCCGTCAAAGCCTGTTGCTCCAACGCAATCCTTAATACTTCCGGCAGCTCTTTGCCACGAGCGGAAGCCCTCCGCAGAATACCTTGACAAGCCTTCGGACTTAAAAAGTATGTCGCAGGCACTCCGACCTGCAAAATCTGCGATAAGGTAGATGCGTTTTCTTCGTTGGGGGACTCCCCAATATTGTGCATCGAGAGTTCGGTAAGCAACGCTCCATCCGTCTCCCATGTAGCAGTCTGCGTGGGGCCATTTGCTTTTTTCAGGCATAGGCACCTGGGTGTCCGGCTCAACGATGCCGATGACCGCTTCGAGGACTGCTTGGAAGTCGCATCCGGCATTCGATGAGAATGCACCGGGGACGTTCTCCCAACAGATCCAGCGGGGGTATTTTCCATGTGTAGCACACCTCATTTCTTTGATGATTCGGATGGCTTGATAAAAAAGAACGGACTGCTGTCCGTCCAATCCGGCTCGTTTGCCCGCCACCGACATATCGGTACAGGGAGAACCGAAAGTGATAATGTCAACAGGCTCAATCTTTCCACCATCCATTTGGGAGATGTCGCCGTAGTGCTTCATAAAAGGCAGTCGCTTGGTGGTTACCCGAATGGGAAACGGCTCGATCTCCGATGCCCACACAGGTGTGATGCCGGAAATCAAGCCGCCCAAAGGAAAACCGCCGGAGCCGTCAAACAGACTGCCGAGGGTGAGATTGTTCATTTGACACCTCCTCATACTTGTACGAAAGTCCGTCACGAATGACCGAAACTTCGTCCGCAGAGCCGACCTGCTCAATGTACCGCTTTACGATTACATCGCAGAACTTCTCATCCAGTTCCACGGTATAGCAGATGCGGTCGGTCTGCTCACAGGCAATGAGGGTACTGCCGGAACCACCGAAGGGGTCAAGCACCACCGCATTGCTCATGGTGGAATTCATAATGGGATAAGCCAACAGAGGGATCGGCTTCATAGTCGGATGGTCACCATTCTTCTTGGGCTTGTCAAATTCCCAGATGGTGGTTTCCTTCCTGCCGGTGTACCACTGATGCTTGCCGTTTTTCTTCCAACCGTACAGACAAGGTTCGTGCTGCCACTGGTAAGGAGAGCGCCCCAAGACAAGGGACTGCTTCTTCCAAATGCAACAGCCGGACAAATAAAAACCCGCATCGGCAAAAGCCCTGCGGAAGTTCAGACCCTCGGTGTCGGCATGGAACACATAGATGGATGCGTCATCTGCCATAGCAGAGTGCATCTGCGTGTATGCCGCCAAGAGGAAATTATAAAAGGCTTCATCAGCCATATTGTCATTTTTGATTTTGCCAGCCGAGCCTTCGTAGTTGACGTTGTATGGAGGGTCGGTGATGACCAGGTTGGCTTTGGTGCTGCCCATAAGCATCTCGAAGGTTTCAGACTTGGTGCTGTCACCGCAGATCAGCCGATGGCGGCCAAGTGTCCAAACATCACCTGCCTTGGAGAAGGTGGGCTTTTCCAGTTCGGCACCAACATCAAAGTCATCATCCTTGACGCCGTCCTTGAGGGTGTCTTTGAAAAGAGCATCAATCTCCGCAGGCTCAAAGCCAGTAAGGGACACATCAAAATCTGCGCCCTGCAAATCTGCGATGAGCAGAGCCAACTTATCTTTGTCCCAATCGCCGGAGATTTTGTTCAGCGCCACGTTCAGCGCCTTTTCCTTTTCCTCGGAAAGTTCCACCACAACGCAGTCAACCTCGGTCATGCCCATATCGATGAGAACCTTCAAACGCTGATGGCCACCGACAACTCTGCCTGTGGTCTTGTTCCAGATGACCGGCTCGACATAGCCGAACTGCTCAATGGAACGCTTCAGCTTTTCGTATTCCGCATCACCGGGCTTGAGGTCTTTTCGGGGGTTGTAGTCCGCAGGCAGTAGGTCTACGGTGTTTTTCTTTTCAATAATCATACGAGACCCCACTCGGCGAATGCCTCAAAGCCACCACGAGAGCGGATGAATTCTCTTGCCGTTTCCACGATTTCAGAATAAGGAACACCGTCAACGGTCTCATCACCGATGGCGCAGCACAGTTCCACAGGCTTCCCGGTTTCCTGGGCTTTGAGCCATGCGTAAATGTTCACGCTGACATCAGCCTTGGACAGATCCTTGCCGTGGAGACCACCGCCCGTTACGCTGTCAGCCATATCGCTGCCCAGCTTGCGGTTGGTAGCACCCGTGTCCACATCCGTGCCGCCAGTCCAATCGCCCAGGGGATTGACCTCTGCGTTGGGGAAGATGGATTTCAGTTCCTCACTCTTGGCGTTGCTCTGACAGATAATCAATCGGTCACCATCAAGGATGTACTTTCCGTCGGTGCGGTTGAAAGCGTAGATTGCTCTGGCAATGCCAGTCAGCTTTTTCTGTTCCTCGGTCACGGGTACACCTTTGAAGATGCCGTTGTCACCGCAGCGGACAGCATCTGCCTGGTTACGAGCAAGGTGTGCGTCCTGGGGAACGACCACCAAGTCGACCTTCAGATCTCCGGCGATACGCTTCACGGCAGCACAAACCTTATCACGGTTAATGGTAGCGGAAGTTTCTGCGATGATATGACAAATGCCGTGACCGACAAGTACCTCCACAGCAACCTTGGGGTCGATCTGTGTATCGTAGGCAATGTCCACCACGGCACCGGCAATGCGGTCTGCCACCTTATCCGGGTGGCTCGGATTTACTTTCTCAAACATAATGCATTATCCTTTCCTTGCTCGAAGTAGTCTTTCCATCACATCATCCTGGGGGCTTGCACCACCATATTCGCCGGTGCAATTCTCACGGACGATTTGGAAGATTTCTGACCACAGACGGTTGGCCTGCGTCATGTAGGTATTTGCGATAGCCACATACGGTGACTGGATAGCTGCACCCGTGGTGGGGTGCTTTGCCAGGAAGCCCAACTCACTGGTAATGGACTCGCACTGAATCCATCGGGCGCTTGCCATTGCGAAGCGTTCAATGAGGTCGGGAGAAACGATGGAAGCACAGCCTCGGTCGGACAGCCACTTCCATACATTTTCATAGATTTCGGCGGCGCAGAGTGTAGAGCCGTCTTTTTGCTTTGCGGAAAGGAACTCCTTGGGAGCGGGCATTGCCTGTCCTTCCAGGTCAGCCGCGCTGTCTTTGAAATCAATTACAGTCAGCGGTCTCTTGCCCGGATTTCCATCCGCAATCTTGTCAGCAATCGGCTTTTTCGGTCTGCCGCCAGTGCCGGGTTTAGGTCCTCTTTGACCCATTTTTACACACCTCCTTCATGCCGGGGCCTATTCCCCCGAAAACTTATGCGATTTTCAACACGTGACCCCACGCCCGTTGCACGGGATAAAGGTCCCAGAGATTTGACCGCCCCTACCGGGTCAGTGATTGTGCCAACGATCGCCTCGTTCTGCATGGATTTGTGCGTGACAGGACTTGCAAAGGGCAATCAAATTACTTCTTGCGTGAGTGCCACCCTCAGACAAAGGTACCTTATGATGGACTTCCTCTGTTGGTATCAGCTTGCCTTGCTCCTGGCACCGCTCACACAGTGGGTGCTGCTGAACATAGCTGTCACGGATACGCTTCCAAGCCCGTCCATATCTACGGCGTACAGCAGGGTCTCTGTCATACTTCTCATAGCGTTGGGCTTCAGCTTTTGCGTGTTCCTCACAGAACCTACCATCCGTAAGCCTTGGACAGCCGGGGTAAGAACACGGGCGCTTTGGTTTCTTTGGCATCGTTTCACCTCCTTGGGGCATAAGAAAAGCCCCACAGGATTGCTCCTGCGAGGCCGTTCTGTATTCTCTTTCGCCATTATAATGATACCATAGGAAGGGACTCTCATTCTATGGTATTAACTCTCACGATTGAGAATCTGCTCAACTTCTTTGAGGGCTGCGTCATGCATACGGTAGGTGTGCTGTATGCTGTAGCACAAATCCACAGCAATCTGCTCCCAGGCGGTAAAGCAGAGATACCGCTTTTCCAAAATGGTCTGATACTCGGTGTTGGGGACTGCTTTTATGACCTCCATAATCTCACGCTTCAAATCCACCAGGCGGTCAATGTCTCGGTTGATTTCGGCTTGCAGATCCACGATTTTGCAGACTGCATCTGCCATAGTGGAGCCGCCACGATTGGGGTTTCTTGGCATACCCGTCAGAGTGGCAGAGCATTTGGTGGCGAGATCATTAAGGGATGCGACCTGGGCAATCTTGGAGTCGATCCGCTGATCCAGGAAACGCGCCTGTTGCAAATATTCCTTTGCTGTCATGCCGCCACCTCCTGTTGCACCATACGGCGGACACCCGTCATAAGGTACTCACCATCAAGGTCTGTCAGCATTCCATACCAGCCGGAACGGAAGAACCGTTCCAAATTGCTGACCTCGTCTGCAAAGTCCTTGTTTTGGGGAAAGCGGTAGTGCTGATTGAGGGCTCTTTTGTAGTCTTTTACGGCCAGTTCTACAATGGCGTTGGCTAATGCCTGATAAGATTCCATATTCGTACCTCCGATATTTTGAGATCCTCGGATTGGCACGGATTGTCGAAAATTGTCGATATTTTGTCTCAGATTTGCAAGTCCGCTTTTACGGCATCAATCAGTGCCGTCTGTGTATGCTCTTTCTGGGAGAGGGCTTTCATAATGCGGTGGTCAATGGTGCCCTTTGTGATGATGTGCTGCACCACCACGGTTTCGGATGTCTGTCCCTGCCGCCACAGACGGGCTACTGTCTGCTGATACAGTTCCAAACTCCATGTCAGCCCAAACCACACGAGGGTTGAACCGCCGGATTGGAGGTTGAGTCCGTGACCTGCGGATGCAGGGTGGATAAGTGCCACAGGGATTTCTCCGTTGTTCCATCTGCGGATGCTATTTGAGTCATCCAGGCGGGAGAACGGAATATGCAGTTTCTTCAGACGCTCGGATATGCGGATGAGGTCGTGCTTGAACCAGTAGGCTACCAGGATCGGCTTGCCATTGGCGGCTTCAATGATGTCCTCCAAAGCATCCAGTTTGCGGTCGTGGATATGGAGTGTGTTGCCCTCATCATCATAGATTGCGCCGTTTGCCATCTGGGACAGCTTGCCGGAAAGGGATGCTGCATTGGCGGCTGTGATTTCACCGTCATTAATGGTCAGCACCAACTCCTGCTTCAGTTCTTCATAGTGGGCTTTCTCTTCATCGGACAGGCGCACTTCATATTCGCTGCTGATCAGTTCCGGCATCTGCAGGTGATCGGTTGCCTTCATGGAAATGGTGATGTCACCGATTTTCTTGTAGATGGCATTTTCCGCATAAGGCAGAGGTTTGTAGGAATAAATGATCTGACCGTTCCGTTTGTCCGGCATAAAGTAGTCGGTGCGGTATTTGGTGATGAACCTGCCAAGCCGCTGACCCATATCCAGGATGCGGAACTCTGCCCACAGATCCATCAGACCGTTGGAGGCAGGCGTGCCGGTCAAGCCAACGATTCGGCTGACCTTGGGTCTGACCTTCAGCAGAGACTTGAACCGCTTTGTGTTGTGGTTCTTGAAGGAGGACAGTTCATCAATCACAACCATATCGAAGGTGAACGGGATGCCGCTCTCCTCAATGAGCCATTGGACATTTTCTCTGTTGATGATGTAAATGTCAGCCTGCCGTAGAAGGGCGGCTTTGCGTTCTGCCTCTGTGCCAACAGCCACGGAGCAGATGAGGTTCTGAAGGTGATCCCACTTATCAACTTCAGCCGTCCATGTGTCCCGTGCCACTCGCAGCGGTGCGATGACCAGGATGCGGTGGACTTCAAAGCTGTCAAACAGCAGGTCGTTGATGGCTGTGAGGGTGATGCTTGTTTTGCCAAGACCCATATCCAAAAACACGGTGGCAATGGGATGGGTCTCAATATAGTCGATGGCATAAGCCTGGTAATCATGCGGTGCGTATCTCATCAAGGATACCTCCAATCTGTTCTTCGTTGTCCAGGACGTAGACCCGGAAGCCCAACCTACGCAAAAGCGCGTGGCGGGAGGTTTGCAATGCCCGTGGCTTTTGACCTGGAGCCTTAACTTCCACAAAAGCCATATGGCCCCCTGGCAGAAGAACTATTCGGTCGGGCATCCCATCAAATCCTGGAGAAACGAACTTCGGACAGATGCCGCCCTGCTTTTTTACCATCAGCGTTAATTTACGCTCGATTGTTTTTTCTCTCATAATGCTTTCTCCTCTTCGGATTTATGGTCTGGGTTAACCTCGTTGAATGTCATTTACAAGACTTTTTCTTATGGTTTTTTATAAAAATTCCCTTAAGAGACTTTTTTGTAAATGACCTTAATAGAGGTTAACCCAGAGGTCATTTAGTCCAGGAAATCCTCGCTGTCAGCATCTTCCGGCTTCAGCCGCACACCCTTGATAAAACGCTTGTTTTTGACCTTGATACGATCAAAGCCCGCACCCTCAAGGGCTGTGTAGAAGTCGGCGGTGCTGCGGACATATTCGTTGGTGTCCATGCAGTGGTTGCGGTATGCCTGGTACAGAGCATTGGAACTCTCGCGGTAACCGCTGCCCACCTCGCATTTCTCATCGAGGAAGTTGCCGAACCAGTCGTTCTGGCTGCGGTAGTCATCGATGGCTTTCTTCACGATTGCCGGAACCGGGAACTTGTAGCCCAGGTCAATGACCTTCTTGGCACCTTCGATGATCCAGGCGAGAATGCTCTCTCCGGCGTTCTGATAGAGGTAGTCGCCGTAGTTCTTGATATCACTCTTGCCTTCAATCTTGGCATTGAAGGGAATGACAATCAGACGGCGCCAGGTACCGTCATCGGAGGCACTGACCTTCGGCAGATGGTTGGTATACAGCACCAGGCTGTGGCTCGGAGAGAAACTGAAGGGGTCTTTGTACTTTTTCTCCGCAAAGATGTCATCCACGGAGCAGAGCTGCTTGACGGTGGAATCGTTTAGACGAGCGCCTTCCTGCATCTCGGCGGCAATGAGCAGACGCTTGCCCTTGACCTCTGCCATTTCCGGCTTCACATTGCGGCGGCATCCGAAGGTCAGCGTGTCAGCGGAGATGTTACCGCTGTACAGACCGAGGACACGGGACACGGAGTTCCAGAAGGTGGACTTGCCATTTCGACCGCAGCCGTATGCGATGATGAGGGCTTCGACCTCAACCTTGCCAACGGCGGCAAGACCGCAAATCATCTGCACATAGTTGATAAGTTCCTGGTCACCGCAGAAGATGGTATCCAGGCAGTCGAGCCAAATCTGCTTACCACGGTCGCTGGGAGAAACTGTGGTGGTCTTGGTGATGAAGTCCTCCGGGGAATGCTCTCTTGCACCTGCCATGCCCAAGCGGAGGTCATAGGTCGCATCCGGGGTACAGAGCAAGTAAGGGTTGGCATCCAAGTCCTGCGGAGTGATCTCAAGCATCGGGCGGGACTCCTTCAGCGTGGCGGTGATATTCTTGGAGGCACGGCGCTGAATGACATAGGACTGGTATGCCTTTGCAGCTACGAAGGCTTTATAGGCTTCAGCCTGCTCGTCGTTCATCATGCCTTCCGCTTTGGCTTTGCTGTTGTTGTCCAGAATGTCCTGTGCGCCAGAAGCCTTGAGAGTGGCAAGGGCTGCCATCATATCCGCAGAGGCTTCCTTCAACTGGCGGCGGGTCAGTTCGTGGGCAACAGCCTGTGCGCCGGGTTCGGTTTCCTGCCAGTACCGACCGTTGTAACGGATGTAGTGGGTTGCTGGAGAATAACGCAGTTCCCCGGAGAAGTGCTTTGCCAGAACCTCGGCCTGTCCAACATCGGAGAAATCGTCCGGTTTATAGGACGTATCGTCGTTGTATAATTCGGGAGAGATATATCCGTCCTGCTGTTGCACCTTTGCATAGAACTTCTGGGCGCTGTGCCAAATGGTCATCAACTCCTGCTGTTCCAAAGGAGGGGTGCATTTTTCTGCCTCTTCCATAAAGCACTGGAAGGCGGTGTCGTTGTCACCGTACTTTTTGATGACGCGACCGGCAAAACGGGACATGGTAGCATTACGGCTTCCTTCGGGAATGACCTGGTTGCCACCGTGAGAACCGCTGCCCATATCTGCATCGAAGTCCTCTGCGGATAAGTATTCGCTTAAGGTCATCTCACCATTGAAGATTTCCACCTGGGGTTCTGCCGTGCCGAAGAAGAAACGAGCGGCATCCAGAGCCTTGGTGTCAAAGTACGGGAAAATGGTGTTGACCAGCTTCTTCATTTCGCTGTACGCTGCCGGATCGGTCATGCACTCAATGGGAAACAGTACATGGAACTTGGGACGAGCGGGTTTGCCGTTCTTCTCACGCATATGGAAACGGCTGTAATGTACCGCAAAGGTGATGCCGGGAAATGCCGCCTGGACATCAGCCGGAGTGACCCAATCGGAAGGGTTCTCGGAGTGGTCATTGTCGCAGTCAACGGGCAGACAGTCCGAACCGAGGAAGTTCTCGCCGTTGCGATAACAGTTCAAGTATTCGGCACACACATAGTCGCGGCTGACAGCGGCAGCGAGATCCGCAGCATCAATTACTTCTGTTTTGTGCGGATAGGAGCAGTTGCTGGGCGCGTTGATAAAATCTGCACTGTAAAGGGTGAACATGGTTTATACCTCCTCGCAATTTTCGGTAAAGTAGCGCAAGCGGTAATTCTTCCACTTGGCTCTGCGGATTTCTGCTTCCATGCCGGAAGAGATGCGGTCACCAAAGACCCATACTTCGCTGCACTTGCTCATAAGTGCGTTGCCGAAGAACAGACCCAACTGGCGCTCCTTGGGATTGTTATCGTTGAGGAACTGCGGAAACAGCAGGTGCGGTGCAACAGGGATATACCCCTTGTCCACGGCGAAGCGGCTGTACTGTCGAGCGTTTTCGACATTCTTCGACACATCTCCGGCATAGGGAGAGCAAATGTAAACGATGGGTCGGAAGGCACGAAGCGCCTGTTCTTCCTTTTCTACGGTTGTCATTGCTTCGTAAGCGGTGGGATCGTAATACCCCTCGCTGTTGAATTTGTTTATACTCATGGGATTTACCTCGTTAATCTTTCTTGTAAAAGTCAGTCTCGTAGCCATCGGCACGAAGCTGCAGTCCCTTTGCCCAGGGAGGGGTTCTGCCCATCTGATCGCAGACTGCTTGCAGAGACATTCGGCGGTCAGCTTCGATGACCACTTCGTCATGGATGTGCATCACAATGGAGCAATGGCGAAGAGTGGTCATGGCGTAGCAGAGAATGTCACGGGCGGTTGCCTGGACGATGTTCTCCACGAACTTGGGACCATAGCTGTCGAGCCGCTCCCACTTTTTCGTGCCGCCGACACCTTCGTAGGTGATACAGTCGCCGCCGAACTTGTTGGTGCCGACCTTGGGCTTTACATAGGCAAGCTGTCTGCCGGACGGCAGCGTGATGAACAGCATTCCGCTTTTGCAGCAGAAGGTGATGCCGTGGGTTTCGTTGGTGTGCTTGAAGCGGACAGCCTCCATAGCGGCTCGGTCAACATCCCACCACAGCTTTGTGATATTGGGGTTTGCCTGCCGCCAAGCATCCACCAGGGGCGGGAGTTCCTCTTCGGACAAGCCCATCTCCAAAGCACCCATAGCTTTCAGCGCACCGACAGATCCACCGTAGCCGAGAGCCAATTCTGCGATTTTGCCTTTCTGCCGGAGGTGTCCGTTGATACCGTGCTTTTCCACGGGAACGCCGAACATCTGTGAAGCAGAGGCGCAGTAGATGTCCTTGCCCTCCGCAAAGACCTTCTGACGCCAATCTTCTCCGGCAAGCCATGCAATCACACGGGCTTCAATGGCAGAAAAGTCAGCAACGATCAGCTTGCGGTCATCCTGGGGAACGAATGCCGTGCGGATCAACTGCGAAAGCGTATCCGGCACATCTTCATAGAGCATTTGTAAACCCTCAAAGTCACCACAGCGGACAAGTCCACGGGCTTCGGCAAGGTCAGAAAGGTGGTTCTGCGGGAGATTTTGCATCTGAATAATGCGTCCTGCCCATCTTCCCGTGCGGTTGGCACCATAGAACTGGAACATTCCTCTGGCACGGCCATCGGCACAGACGGCGGTTTCCATTGCCTGGTACTTCTTCACCGAGGATTTGGCAAGCTGCTGACGAAGGGTCAGTACGGTCTGCAACTCCGGCGGTGCGGTCTTCAGCATTTCAGCCACAGCCTTTTTGCCGAGGGTGTCCGTTTCCATGCCGTTGAGGGATAACCACCCCTTCATCTGCTGCACGGAGTTGGGGTTCTCCAAATCGGTCAGAGTTTTCATTGCTTGGGTCAGTTCGGAGCGGGATCTGCCATCCATCTGAATAGCCTGCTGTACCAGTTCCATATCCAGGGCAACACCTCGGTCGTTGATTTCCTGGTCGATGTGATACTCGTCCCACACGCTGTCCGGCACGGGATACTTCGCAAGCCGATCCTGGATGGACATTTCAGTTTCAACATCGCGGATGTTGTACTTCTTGAAAGCCAACCACTTATCCGGGGCGTGAGCCGGAAGGTTGCGTGTACGCTGTCCGTTTGCCTTGGTCGGCGCACAGGGCTGACAGAAATATTTGATGAGTTCCTTGCCCTCGGTCAGCTTCTGCTTCTCAAGCCCAAGCACAGCACCAACACCTTCCAGGGAAAGTGGAAGCCCCATCGTGGCCGCCCAGATCATAGAGCAACGCCAGGATTCCGAGTCGAGGTAATCGCCAGTGGGATACCCCAGGTGTTTGGAAAGACAGATGCGTTCAAAGTTGGCGTTGAAAGCCCACTTGATAACGGAATCATCCGTCAGCGCGGAAACGACCTCGGCGGGGATCTCCTCACCGCAGGCAAGGTCGACCAACTGCACAGGAGCGCCATCAACGCTGTAGGAGAATAAAAGTATTTGAAATACGGGAGACTCCACGTAGCGGTAAACCCCGCACTTGGCAAGGTTCTGATCGCTGTAAGTCTCGATATCAATTGAGAGTGTTTTCATAATCACCAGTCCTTTCTCAATCCCCAATAGGGTGGCAGATTGCTCCGCCACCCTGGGATGAGATGCTTACTTTTCGAGGGCTTCCATACGCTTCTTGTGATACTCAAGGTCGCGGGCAGCCTGTTCCTTTTCACGCTTTTCGCGCTTGTGGTCATAGACCAGGGACATGATGGTGGTTACGAGGAAGGCTACGCTGAGGCAAAGCCATGCAGCGAGGATGATGGTGATAAGAATGGTCTGAAGCATTTCCATAGTGTTTTACCTCCATTGTCTTAGTTCAGAAAATCGTCTTCGGCATCAGTTGCGAAGTCGGACTCGGCGCTTGCCTTGCCGCCCAGGGGTTCACCGGCGCGGATCAACTGCAGGTTATTCAGACCGCAGGCGATACCCTTGTTGCCGTTGCTGTTGAAGGCATAGAAGTTGATGCTGGCACGACCGTACACGCCGGAGTAAACCTCGGAGCGGGTCAGCACAGGATTGCGGTCAGCATCCACGATGCCGGGAGCGGTGGCAGAGTTGGCGTTGACGAAGTATGCGTTGGCATAAGCGGGATCATCGGGTCTCTCAACATCACCATCGCGCAGGGGGTTCTTAATGGCAGCGAGAGGAGGTACGGAACGACCGTTGCCCTTCAGCTTTGCCTGACCCTCCTGGTAGGCAGCTTCGATTGCCGCCTTGATCTTGGCGACCGTCTTGGTGTCGGACTTGGGAATGATGAGGCTGACGCTGTACTTGGCTGCGCCGCCGTTGATGGACTTGGGCTCCCAGACATTGGCGTAAGACCAACGGGTGTCGGGACCGGTGATAACCTTCATAGGGTTGTTGACTTTGATTGCGTTAGTAGACATATTAAAATTCCTCCATAAAATCGTTTTTGGCTGTATTCATTGCCGGACGCTTATCGCTCTCCGGCACGAGCGTGGGTTTGCCTTGCGGCTTTTCAATATAGGGAGCGAGAAGTTCTTCAAAGCGGGATTTACCGAGCATCTTCTGCATGGCGGTCACGCCCATGACCTTTCGCTCATAGGGGTCATAGCCTGCACCCTCAACGGTGGCGGCTACAACGGCCTCACTGGTGTATTTGCGGTTGGATCGACCTTCGACCAACTTCCACCCAGACCACTCTTTACCGCTGATAGCTTGCTGAAGGGCATACTCCTTCACATCGGATGCCCAGGCAGTGAGGGCATCGACCTTGCCGAGGATGTCAGCAATCTCGGAGTCCTCCAGGAGAGCGGGGGCTTGGAAGTCATATTGGGCGAGTGCCAGGTTTGCTTCGGCGCGTTCACGGCATTCTGCCTTTGCCTTACAGAACCGGCACCACTCACCGCAGTGGAAGTCTCCCTGTCCCGCATAGGCCATTTCAGCTTTTTCGTACAGTTCGGTGTCTGCCCAACGGAGCAGGTCAGCCTTTGCCATACCGTCAACGCTGATATTGGATTTGCGGGGCTGATAGATGGTCATGCGGATCTCCTCAATGTCGTAAATGTCATCGAAGATTTCCAGGGCACCCAAGGCATAAAGCCTCATCTGGGGATTACCCACGGCGCTGACTTCTACACCTTGACCGTGTTTGTAGTCGCAGATGTTCATGACGCCATCGGCAATCACGATGCAGTCTGCGGTGCCGAAGCCTTCCTTGACCCAACGGGTGAAATTAACCCTCTGCTCGATCATGACAACGGGATCGGAGCAGGTCTGCTTGGCTGTTTCGAGCAGCTCCACCACATAGGCGGCATAGCCCTGGGCGCATTCTTCCATCTCCTCGTTGTACCAGGAGAGGTTCTCGATGGGGTCATCCACGGGGATGCCGAGCGCCTGTTTCAGCCGAAACTCGCAAAGGGTGTGGGCATCGGTGCCCTCGGCGGCATAGTCGCTGCCTTTGTCCTCGTAGTTCTCGCAAAGCCGAGCGGAAGGCGGACAGTTGATCCAACGCTCCGAGGACGATGCGGAGAGGACTGCGTGTTTAGTTGCCATCGCCCAACACCTCCGCTTCGGCAACCAGTGCCTTGTAGTGGACGGGGTCGATGCCGGACAACTTGGGTGCGCCGTACTTCTGAAGCAGGGTGCGGATCTCTGCGGTAAATCCCATGCGGGACTTATTTGCGAGAACGGCTCTGACCTGTTCCAGGGTCAGTACGGGTTCGGCAGGGGTGGCAGCGTCCTGGGCTTCGTCAGTCGAAGCGGTGCTGAACATCTCTGCCAGGGTGTCTGCCACATCATTAATAGTGGCGGCTGCGGTTCGCAGGTCTCTGATTGCCAGTTCCAATTCGCTGATTTTGCCCATTGACGTTGCCTCCTTCCTTGATTTGCTTCTGCTTGAGCGTGTGGTTGATGCTCTTCGCCAGGTTTGCTGCGACGATGATGAAGTCCAGAAGGATATCAACCAGTTCCTCTTCGGGACTCACCGTCTTGTTTTCAGATTCGTACATCGTTTTTCACCTCCCAAAGGCGGATTGGGTTTCGCTGTGCGCCCCGCCTTCATCTACTTGGGAAAAATGTCAACCCCCTCCGGGAGATGCGATGTACTTAGCCCTCTTCCATCTCTGCCATCAGCTTTGCGAGACGAGCGTGGATCTTCTTGAGCCGATTGTTGATGGCCTGACGGGATACCCCTTGTTCACGAGCCACATCTGCGCCGAACTTCATTTCACCGTAGATGGCATATACCAGGTCGACCTGGTCGGGAGTCAGCTTCTCCATTGCCAACAGAAGCTGTCCAACACGGGGATCTTCACGCAGGGCGTCCTCAAAGGAACGCTGACGGCGCTGCGGAAGTAGATCCATCGGATTGGGGGTGCGACCGCTCTTGTCGGCGCTGTGGGCTTGCTTCTTACCGTCAAAGACCTTGTCCAGGTGGTGATTGTCAGCATCAAGGCGGCGCTCCTCTTCGGCATCCATCTCATCCAACAGAGAGCGGATTTCCGGGGAGATGCCTTCGCCGATCACGCACACCTCGTGGCGGTAGCAGCGGTGTTCTTCGTCCCAGACGCGGTAGACATAGTTGCCGTCTGCATCTACAAAGGTCTGGCGGTCGGGGTTGTACGGAGCCTTACGCTCGTACTGGTTGTCTTTGCTTGTCATAAAAAATTCCTCCGTTTGGCGATTTCTCGAAACGGAGGAATTGGGTTGGCTGCAAAATGGGCGCAGTGAAACAACCGCAGTCCTAACGGAACACCTCCGTTTCGGAATGCGGCTAACCCGCTCAATGGGCAGCCGTGGTATTTACTTGTCCGCCGGATACCGTTGAGCCATCAGTGATCAAGTGATGCGTTACCCGGCGGTTGCGAAAGGACAATTCTGCGTTTGCAAATTTTAATTTGCGAACAAAAAGCAAAATTCGCAGAAAGGGTAGAAAAATTCACAACTTTGTGCTATAATATATTTCTAAGCACAGTTGCAGGCTTGTCCCTTGCGTAGAAGTGGTGGCTTTGGCCTTGCTTCTATTATCATTATAGGAAATCGGGCTGATAGGATCAGATAGCCGCTGATAGGCTTTGATAGGTTTCGATGGGTTTCAGTTAGGAGATGAAAAAAGAATGGAATTTAAGGAATTTGTGCAGATTCTGCATCCCATAATTGGTGGATCAAGCAGCCAGGGTGCTTTTACGAAGACCCTTTTTGATACCATTGTCACAGAGGATGGTCAGAGTGCTGTTGACGAACCTACCGAGGTTACGTATCGTTCTTATTTCAATGGCTCTACGGGCATCTCCAGAATTGCAAAGAAAATCAGCCCTTATATCGAAACAGAGAACTTTGTGGCGTATGTTCATGACTTTTCCGATGAGACGGTATTGAGCCTTTGCGACAGTTTTCGTGAGTACCTGCCTGAAATCGACAGTTTCAATGCAGGAAGACTATTGGCAGATTTGTTCCTTTCCATTTTGAAAACTGCTGCCGGGACAAAAAGAAAAAGCGCCCCGAAGGACGCTAATGATAGTGCCGGCAAAACGCCATATGATGTTTTTTCAGAGAAGATACTTGCTTCGGGAAAAGCAATGGCAGATGCCTGGGGAAAAGCAATGCAGGCAATGGCTGAAGAAATGAACGGATCAGATACTGTAGAAGCGGAGGTCGTGGATGACGAAGAGCCATCAGGTGCCGCTGAAGAACCCGCATCCCCGGAAGTAAATGTGCAGATCATTGAAAAAGCCACCGTAGTAAACCAATATGGCGAAAACTGTGTTCATATTGATCATGTGGACACTTTTAAGCTGTAAGGAGAAAGACAATGGAGAAAAAAGAATTACAACCCATTGCCCCTGGGGAGTTGTCCGCTCCTGTGCAGACAACAGTCAATCAGTACGGTGATAAGAGTGTACACATTGATACTGTAAAGCACATGAACCAGAGTGTGACGATTATTCCCATCATGCAAAGAACCAGTACGGGCGGAATGAAGGCATCCACCCAGGCAGTCAGCAACGAGTACTATCATCTCTTTGTGATGGGCGGTGAAACCTTTGAACAGGATCACTTCCTTTGTACCGCTGACCGCGCATTAGCTTCTTATTGGACAGCAGACGATGTTAGGAATAAATACGGCAGACTTTCGGCTGATGCTATAGAAGAACTCAAGACGTTTCCGGCGCTCTTTATGCCGGAAGCAGACGGTTATTATGCTAAGCCTTCTGATGAACAACAGGTGTATCTTGGTATAGTCGAGGACATCCGTGTTCAGGACAATGGCATCAAGATTCGGTGGCGTATGATCTGGCCGATCCCGATGCAGCAAATCAGCAGAATAGGTTTTGAACTTGGAATGCTGAATATGACGAAAGCAATATCAGAAATGAATCATACCCATTGGGCTATTAAGCGCATCAATCTTTTTGAGGAGTTAAAGGATGCCGGGATTTCCCTTTTTGGTATGGTATAAAGAGGTGAAATCACTATGAGAGAAAAAATCCCATCTGAAATTACACAGTTGGCTCTTAGTGATGCTTCATACGAAGGGTGTGGAGTGTCCATTACGCCAACCCTCATAAATTTCTTTTTCGGAAACAACGGCACTGGAAAATCTACCGTTGCAAGGACGATAAAAGCCAATTCCGGGATTACTTGGAAGGCAGGACGTTCTTCGACAGATTATGTAGTCCATGTGTATAATCAAGAGTACATTAACGCTAATTTTCAAAATTACTATCAGTTGCCTGGTGTATTCACTGTGAACGAGGTAAATATCGCAATTCAGCAACAGGTGGACGAAAAAAATGCTGCGCGAAAAGCGGCTGTAGAGGCAAGCGAAAAAGCCCATATTGAATTGGGAAAGAAATTAGATGCGAAGAGACAAGCATTTGACTTGTTCCAGAAGGAATGCTGGGATAAAACGGCTGATATCCGACAGGCGTTTGATAAAACACAGGAACGAAGAAAAACGAAAAAGGCTTTTGCCGAAGCGGTATTGGAAATAAAAGTTCCGGCTGAACATGACTTGGATGTTTTGCATCGTCTCTATTCCGCAGCGTATTCGGATGATGCAAAAAAATACGATGAGTTTGCAACCGTTGCAGATGTATCTGTCTTGGATTCACTGCAGGGCAGCCAGATCTTATCACAAAAAATAGTGAGTAGCGCGGATACCCCATTCGCTCAATTCATCAAAGCAATGAATGCTACAGCTTGGGTTCAGCAGGGTCATACACAATATCACCAGAGTGGAAATGGTAAGTGCCCCTACTGTCAGCAGAAACTTCCAGAGACCTTCGAGGACGATATTCGCGCCTGCTTTGACATTCAGTATACAGATGCTATTGATGACCTCAACCGTTTTTTTGCTGATTACAGAAACACGGCCAACGCCCTAATAGTTCCATTGCAGAGTGTCCCCACAGAGTTGCTGCCTGGAACGGATGTCACGGGGTATAACGACAAGTTGGCTGCCATCAAAGGTATCATTTCATCGAACCTTCACAAGATTACGGAAAAGATGGCGGACCCCACCTTGGTAGTGGAACTTGACAATGTAGCCCCTATGCTCCAGGAACTTTCCGACATTATCGAAAGCTTCAACAAACTGATCCGCGAGAACAATGCGGTTATCAGTCAAAAGCCAAAGAAACAAGCTGAATGTAAAACTGCTGTTTGGGAGCATATTGCATTTATGCTGGCAGACATTGTCGCACGCTATCAGGCAAGTGAAACGGCTCTGAATGCAGAGACGCAAGCCGCCAATACCGAAATTGGTAACCAGGAAACCCTTGTTTCCAAACTCGACAGTGAAATATCGGAACTGAGTAAAGACTACGTGAATACGAAAGCGACAATTGACAGCGTTAATATGCTTCTCCGGGACTCTGGATTCCAAGGGTTTAGCATTCGAGAAAAAGAGCATACACCTCATGTATATGAGGTTGTCCGTCCGAATGGCAGCATTGCAGAGAACTTAAGTGAAGGTGAACGGAACTTTATTGCGTTTTTGTATTTTTACCACCAGGTCAAAGGTAGTGAAACCGCAGATGGAATTCAGAGAGATCGGATCGTTGTGATCGATGACCCCGTTTCCAGTATGGACAGTAGTGCATTGTTTATTGTAAGTGCGCTGGTTCGAGAAATGGTTGAAATCTGTGAAAACAACGCAATCGGCGGAGACCCGGTTGCTAAAAGCAATCACATTAAGCAGATTTTCATTCTGACACATAACGCCTACTTCCATCGTGAGATTACCTACAATCGAGTAAGAAATTATCAGTATGTAAACTTTTATCTGATTAGCAAGGTGGAAAATAGGTCGACCATCAAGTGCTGCACGAAAACAAACCCGGACGTCTTAACGGAAGAAATTAACTACAACCCCGTTCAGAATTCCTACGCAGCACTTTGGGAGGAATATAGGGAACTCAATGCCCCCATCCCTCTTATGAATGTTATACGGCGCATTTTGGAGTACTATTTCCTTCAGCTTTGTGGCTATGATGGAGTCACACTCCGTGGTCGCATTCTGACGGATAATAAGGATAAATTCATCAAGGTGGATGAAACTGGAAAGGAAGACTACACCCAGTACCAAATGGCTCATGCGATGCTTTCTTACATCAACGCCAATTCTGTCGGTCTCAACGACGGTATCAATTTCGTGGATGACTGTGTGGATGTGGAGCAGACGAAGGAAACATTCCGTATGATTTTCACCTTGATGGAGCAGAAGCAGCACTACGATATGATGATGGGACATCAATAAAGGAGGACGCACAGATGCGTATCAGCTACAACAAACTGTGGAAAATGCTTATCGACAAAAACATGAAGAAAAGTGACCTTAGAGATAAAGCAGGGATCAGTTCAGCATCCATTGCAAAGCTTGGTAAGGGTGACAATATTACAACAGATGTCCTTCTGCGGATCTGTGAAGCAATGGAATGTCACCTTGATGACATTATGGAGACCGTGGAAGATTAGTCCGTTTTTTGGGACACATACAAGCGTAGAATGATAATTGTGGAGAACTGTCTGACTAAATCGATGGATACAGAAATCCATAATTCATGAGGTTACGCAAGTCGAAAGGATAGAAACACCATGGACTATATAGATAGCAGCTCGAAAAAGAAAGGAAATTCCATACTTAACAGTGCGAAATATTCCTCGAGCAACACCGATGAATGGTACACAACATATGAAACAATAGCGGATGAATTGGCGCACTATCAAAGCCAGTTTAATGGGAAAGTTGTGCTTTGTAACTGCGACGATCCCTTTGAGTCAAACTTTACTTATTATTTCCTGCGCCATTTCAACCAGCTAAAACTGAAAAAATTAATATGCACATCATATGCGGGTTCAAAAATTGATCAGATACACGACAATAGTCAGCTTCAGATGACCCTGTTTGATGAATTAGGTGACCCTATCTCTGTTGGGCAGGGGTACGTGATGATAGTCTCAAAAGTGCCTGGAAAAAGCGGCGAAGAAGTAAGTGACGAGACCATTAAAGCTGTGTTAGAAAGAAAAGGCACAGTAAAGAGGCTCAAGGGTAGCGGCGATTTTCGGTCTGATGAGTGCGTTGAGTATTTAAAAGAGTGCGATATCTGTTGCACAAACCCGCCGTTCAGTTTATTTGCTGCGCTGTTTTCGTTGTTAGTGAAATACGACAAGCAGTATTTACTTATCGGAAATCAAAATGCGATTACTTATAAAGAGATTTTTCCGATGATAAAGGAGAACAAAGCCTGGGTAGGTTATCAGTTTGGGGATATGGCTTTCCGTGTTCCTGCCGATACCGAGCCGAGAAATACCCGGTTTTGGGTTGATGAAACAGGTCAAAAATGGAGAAGCCTCGGTAATGCGATGTGGCTTACGAATTTGGATGTCTCTCGTAGACACACTGATCTTGTTTTAACGCAATACTATTCGCCGGAAAAATATCCTCGTTATGATAACTATGACGCAATCAATGTGAAACGAGTTATTGATATTCCAATGGATTATGATGGCGTTATGGGTGTGCCTATAACATTCTTGAAATATCACAATGGGTATCAGTTTGAAATCGTTGGAGAAGCAAATCACGGTTCGGACAATGAGTTTGACTTGTTCAAACCCAAGGTTGGCGGAAAAGATTTGTTCAAGCGTATTCTTATAAGAAGGTTGAGGTACACACCAGTGACTGAGTTCAAGATTTTAGATTTATTCTGTGGTGCCGGCGGACTGTCGTGGGGTATGGATAAAAACAAACATTTCACGACAACCGTTGCACTTGATTTTGACGCACAGGCTGCCGATACCTTCAAGAGAAATATGCCATACGCAGAGGTTGTTGTCGGTGATATCACCGACACAGAAATCAAATCGAAGATTGTCTCGTTAGCCCGTCAGACGGGGGTTAATATGATCGTTGGTGGCCCCCCGTGTCAAGGATATTCAATGAAGGGCAAAAAAATGGGGCTTGACGATCCAAGAAACTTCTTGTTCCGTGAATATCTCAGCTTGGTTGAAGAACTGCAACCCGAAGTGTTTGTTATCGAAAATGTAAAGGGACTGCTACTGTCAGCAAATGGCTGGTTCAAAGATCAAATCGTTCAGACAATCGAGAACCTTGGATATACTGTTAAGTTCGGTGTATTAAATGCGGCTGATTTTGGTGTCCCTCAAGCGCGTGAACGTACAATTTTTATTTGTTCAAAACATCGTGAGGTTGCTCTTCCTGCACCAACAGTAGTAAGACGAACCACCGTGCGAGATGCGATTAGTGATTTGGCATATTTGGAATCTAACGAAGGTGACTTTGAGCAAGATTACGTTACAGAGGCGCAAAGTGATTACCAAGTAATGATGCGAACAGGAAGTACGAAATTGTACAACCACAAGGCTTCTAACCATAAGCAGGTTGCAATCGACAAACTCAAATTGATTCCGCCGGAGCAAGGAAAAGAGTGCTTGCCCGAGGAGCTGCATGGTAATCAAAAATTCAAAACCACCTGGGGTCGTCTCAAGTGGGATGAAGTGTCTCCTACAATAGACACACGATTTGATGCTTCTTCAAACGGGACAAATAATCATCCGTTTCTCAATCGCGCAATAACGCCAAGAGAGGCTGCAAGAATTCAGTCTTTTGATGACCGCTTTGTATTCTACGGCTCGAAGGTGTACGTGCGTAAGCAGGTGGGTAATGCTGTTCCCCCTTTGCTGGCAAAGGCCATTGCAGATCAGATTTATGCGGTACTTGGCGCACATAGCGTCGAAGAAACAGGAAAGGACGAATAAGTATGGGAAAAATATCAAATTTGCCCGATGATGTTCGTCGGGAGTTAATTGGATACTTGGCACAGCCGGGTATCATTGCAAATATAACTGCCGAAGTCCCGGTAAAGAAATGTGCCGATTTTGAAGCTAAATACGGCGTAAAACCCTACCCGGTAAATTCGGAGCATAAATACGGCGATCAGTACCGCATTTACTTATCCGATCCCGATGATGCCCCAGACGCTTTGAAGGCAGCACTTGACCAAAAATACGGTAGACTCAACGATACAGTCTTTATTAGGGAATTAGTGGATGAATATGGTTTTACCTTCTTTCAGCCCCGGCAGGATGTCCGTTCGATCCATAGTAAGGCAAAAGCCAAAGGAGATACGGGGTATGCGTCGTTTCTTAAGGGGTTTAATGCCAGTGAAGACTTTCTGGCAGCATTAAAATCATCTGTTACAGATGCGGATGCGGCTGCGCCGGATGTTACACTAATCACGGGCGGCGATGAACCGAAAGAAAAGTCAAAGAAGAAGGCAGGATCGCACCACAATTTAAGTGAAAACAATGCGGGTTTATCGGATGAGCAACTTTTACATTTAGGTTGGTTGGGAGAACAGTATTTCTATAATTCTCTTTTGGCAAACAAAGGAAATATTCTCTCGCTGTTTGGCATCGAAGAACCAGGCGCCTGTGCATTTACTTGGTTTAACGAAGGGTATGATACCGACCCGGATTGGACAGATCAGTCTGTGGGAAAAGGGTGCGATATATTGATCCAAGACGGTGAGCGCGATATTTTCATCGAGGTCAAAACCAGCAAGAAAAAAGCACCGATTTTTACAATGACCTCTTTTGAAATGCAAACAATGCAGCAGAAAGGCTCGGATTATTATCTTGTAAAAATCGATAATATGGATTCTCTTGTGGCTGGTGGTGCCCCCGATGTCAGAATTTTCTCGTCCCCATATGAATACTTCTTTATTCCAAGCAGAATGTATTCGGCGATTTTTTATAACAACTGAAAGGAGAAGTCACAATGGCTATTGCAATAAAAGGTTATAACCCAGATATTTTGTCGTGCCTTGCGAACCTCTCTAACGATGAGGTTTTCACGCCACCAGAAATTGCAAATGACATCTTGGATTTGCTTCCTCAAGAGTTGTTTGAGAGTACAACTACCACATTTTTAGATCCGGGTTGCAAAAGTGGCGTCTTTTTGCGGGAAATTGCCAAACGCTTAATTAACGCACAGCTTCCAGGCTATGAGAAAGAAATTGCCTATTTTAACGAAAAACAAGCACGCGGTGAAGAACTCACAGATGAAGATCTTTCTTATTTAGAGCGTCTTCAAAGTGTCGTTGACCATGTTTTCCATAATCAATTGTATGGTATAGCGATTACCGAACTGACAAGCCTGCTTTCAAGGCGCAGTGTTTACTGTGCGAAAAACGCAAACAGCAAATATTCGGTGAGTCATTTCAGTTCGCGAGAGGGAAATATTCGTTTTGTTCCGGGCAAACATACATGGAAAGACGGCAAATGCATCTACTGTGGCGCTCCCCAGAGCCAGTATGATCGCTCCTCTGATTTGGAAAGCTATGCATACGAATGGATTCATACGCAGGACCCAAAGAAGATTTTTAATGTCGATTTTGATGTTATCATCACCAATCCGCCTTATGACATTAGTGACGGCGGTGCAAAGGCGAGTTCAAAGCCGATTTATCAATATTTCGTTGATCAGGCGCGTATGTTCAAGCCCCGCTATTTTGTTTCGGTTACTCCGGCACGATGGTTTGCTGGGGGAAAAGGTCTTGATAGCTTTAGAGCCTCAATGCTGAAAGACCGCCATATTCGCTATCTTGTTGATTATACGGATTCCAGTGAGTGCTTCCCCGGAATCGATATTTCCGGCGGTGTGTGTTACTTCCTATGGGATAGAGAATACAACGGTAATTGTTCTATAAAAAATATTATCAAGGGAAAAGCCTCTTATTCCGAAAGACCACTTGATGAGTTTGAGACATTTGTCCGTTACTCTGTAGCAGCAGATATTATCAAAAAAGTAGGTTCCCTGGGCGAACCCACTATGGACAAGCAGGTGTCCAGTCGTAAACCGTTCGGTCTCGACACTACGGTTTCCTCTATGCCGGATGGCGACATTACTCTGCGCTATAGCAAGGGGCTCGGCAAATATAAATCCAAGCTAATAACTACCGGCCGTGACCTCATTGATAAATGGAAAACTATCACATCCTACGCATCGTATGACCATGCCGGGCAGCCGGATAAGGATGGTATGCGTAAGGTGATGTCTATTATCGAGGTCTTACCCCCTCAATCCGTATGTAGCGAAGTGTATCTTATAGCGGGCGCTTTTGATACTGAAGCCGAAGCTGAAAACCTGCGCGGGTATTTTAGAACCAAGTTCGTCCGCTTCTTAGTTGCACAGATTGCGGTAACGCAGCACATTACAAAGGGTTGCTTTGCATTTGTGCCAAACCAAGATTTTTCAGAGGAATGGACGGACGAAAAACTTTATGCCAAATATAAACTTACCGATGAAGAAATCAACTTCATTGAGTCGCTTATTAGACCAATAGATAAGGAGGGTGCAGGAAATGAGTAAGACAGATTTTTTTCCGACACGCCCAGATTCGCACCCGATGATATATGCCTATGAAGAGAATAATCCTCTCTACCGAGGAATGCTCAAAATTGGCTATACAAAACACGATGTTGAGAGACGTATTGCTCAACAATATCCTACTATCCGCCCCGGCGGAAAACCGTATCGGATCGTCTTTGCCGAGTCTGCAATGCGCAACGACGGTTCTGCCTTTACTGACCACAATATTCATAGATACCTTCAAGCACGTGGAATCAAGCGTGTCGATGGTGAGTGGTTCAAATGCACGATTTCTGATGTTCGGGCTGCGTGGCTTGCAGTAAAGAACAGAACAGAAAATGTAGAGAATAGAACATTAGATTTCTCTATGCGCCCGGAACAAGAAGATGCTGTTACAAAAACTATGGCGTATTATAGGTCTACCGAAACCGAAAGCGCCGGACGCCGTCCGAAGTTCCTGTGGAATGCAAAAATGCGCTTTGGCAAAACCTTCGCTACGTATCAGCTTGCCAAGAGAATGGGATTCAAGCGAATTTTAATCCTCACCTTCAAGCCCGCAGTACAAAGTGCTTGGAAAGAAGATTTAAGTTCTCATATTGATTTTGAAGGATGGCAGTTTATCGCCAGATCTTCCGATCCCGGCCAAGGAAGCATTGATGTCCAGTACAGCAGAGCCGATAAGAACCGCCCCATCGTGTGTTTTGGCTCCTTCCAGGATTTCCTTGGTGTAGACAAAGGCACCGGTGGTATTAAGGCAAAAAATGAATGGGTACACACCGTAAACTGGGATCTTGTTGCCTTCGATGAATACCATTTCGGAGCATGGAAGGAAAATGCAAAGAAACTGTTTGAACACGAAGATGAGGATTTGTACGAGACAGAACTGGATGACTATGATCGTGCAAACGCCTGTGATGAAACCTTCCTTCCCATCACCACACGGTTCTATTTGTATTTGTCTGGAACACCTTTTAGGGCGTTAAATTCTGGCGAGTTCATCGAGGAACAAATTTATAACTGGACGTACTCCGATGAGCAACACGCTAAGGAAAATTGGGTGGGTGACGACAATCCCTACAGATCGCTTCCGCGCATGGTGCTTATGGCATATCAGTTGCCGGAAAGCATTAGAAAGATCGCAGAGCAAGGAGAGTTTGACGAATTTAACCTCAATACATTTTTTAAGGCAGAAGGCAACGGTAATGATGCCAAGTTTGTCTACGAAGAGTATGTCCAGAAATGGCTTGATTTGATTCGGGGTTCTTATATGGACACAGAGGCTGATAATTTGAAGCAAGGTAGCCAAAAGCCCCCTATGCCGTATTCGGACACAAAACTGATTCAGCTTTTGACACACACTCTCTGGTTTTTGCCCGATATTGCATCTTGCTATGCTATGAAAAATCTGCTTGCACAGCGTCAGAATGTTTTTTACCATGATTATAAGATTAATCTGTGTGCAGGAACAAAGGCTGGCGTTGGACTGGCGGCCGTAGCTCCCGTTCAAGAGTCGATGGACAATCCGTTGGAATCCAAGACTATTACACTCTCGTGCGGTAAACTGACAACGGGTGTTACTATTAAACCTTGGACTGGCATATTCATGCTACGAAACCTCAAGAGCCCAGAAACCTATTTCCAGGCGGCTTTCAGAGTTCAGAGTCCATGGGAGGTTGATGGCGATGTCATCAAGGAAGAATGTTATGTCTTTGATTTCGCAATTAATCGTGCCCTGAAGCAAATCGCCGATTATGGTTGCAGATTGAATATTGACGCAGCGGTTAGCCCCGAAAAGAAAGTCGAGGAATTTGTCAATTTCCTGCCAGTGCTTGCCTATGACGGTAACGGCATGAGGCAGATTAACGCCGCTGAAATACTGGATTACGCAATGTCCGGCACATCTGCTACGCTTCTTGCACGGCGTTGGGAAAGCCCCCTCTTGGTTAATGTTGATAACGACACATTGACAAGACTGATGGGCAATAAGCAGGCTATGGATGCCCTAATGAGCATTGAGGGCTTTAGAAGCCTGAACCAGGATATTCAGACAATCATTAATAAATCGGAGAAAGTAAAGGAAGCCAAGAAGAGTAAAGACTCCCTCACCTCCGCAGAGAAAAAGGAACTCAATGAGGAGGAGAAGGAATATAAGAGCCTTCGTAAGCAAATCCAGGAAAAACTGTTGAAGTTTGCAACACGAATTCCTGTTTTTATGTACCTTACCGATTACCGAGAGGAAACGCTGGTTCATGTAATTACGAAGCTGGAACCCAACTTGTTTAAGAAGGTTACTGGTCTGTCGGTGGAAGATTTTGAGTTGCTTGTATCTTTGCACGTTTTTAACGGCGATCTTATGAATGATGCCATTTACAAGTTTAAGCGTTATGAAGATACAAGTCTTCGCTACACAGGTATTGACCGTCACGCGGGTCAAGATATTGGTGGTTGGGATACTATTATGGAGCGCGAGGACTACGATCACTTGTTTGCACAACCTCAAAGCTATATAGAACCGACATCTACAACTGCAGCTCCTGTAAGCGAACAAGTGCCTGTGTCTGCAAAGAAGCCGATCTCCACCTTTGCACCTGGGCAGTCAAAACCGCCTGTTTCATTTAAACCCGGTGTAACAACCGCAGCACCGGCACAGCAAAGTGCCAAGGCGACCCCACCAGCATCTGGGCAGACTAACAAACCCGAGGCCAATATTGAGGTTTCCGTGGGTTCTGTTGTGGTTCACAAAGTGTTTGGTGAAGGTACAGTAACGCAATTGGATAAGGTTCTGAAGCACATTCGGGTAGCTTTTGCTAAAGACGAAAAGACCTTTATTTTCCCGGACGCATTCAAACAAGGTTTCTTGAGAACGAAGGGATAAACAGGTGATTATATGGCGAGACGCAGAAAAAGTGTGTTGTCTATTCTCTTGGGCACACCAAGCAAAAGGAAGTCAAAAGGTTTTTTCGGAACATTGTTAGAAGGTCAACGGCGTACAGAAAAAAGGAATGTGCCGGGATCTAAGAGAAAGAAGTAAACAAAAGGAGGTCAACACCGTGAAGCAATACACATGGGATGAGTATTACGAAAAATTCTATGATTGGGCAGAAAGCACCCAGGTGCGTAATCTGTCGGGGTTGACCTCCCTTGGTACTGCGGATGAGGTTGGCGAAATCATCATCGAACTGCAGGTCAATGTTCCTGCCGCCAACCGTCTTCTGCGTAAAGCCGTGGAAGCAAAATTGGCTTTTTCTGCTTCAGACCTTATAGAGTTCCTGTGCATCAATGATATGGCTTTGGCTACTGCTGCCCTTTATAATTCTGTCAGCAGACTAACCTCTGAAGATATGGAAGATTTATATGGAGTTGCCGAAGACGATGACATTATCAAAATATGCTCGGAACATAATCTGACTCTACCGGAAGATTTACGGGAAGAGGAAGAATACGAGGATGAAGAGGAAGAAAGCGAAGAAGAACCTCTTGATGAGGTAAACATCTATGTTGATGACTTTGTACCGGAGTCTCCCGCTCCGAAGTTAGGTTTTTTCGGCACACTCGCTGCTATTTTTGCAGGAGCGAGTGCCGGAGCATCCTCTAACCGAGGCGGAAGGCACAACGGGAGATGCAACGGCGACTGCGCCCACTGTCCGCCTCACTATGGCTATCGTTACGGCCGTTGGTATTACGGTCATGACCATGTACACGGTTGTGAGTTTGGTGGCAATAAAGGTAGCGGCAGTATGGATTAAGGAGGTCGCCCATGTTCGGACGAAAGAAAAAGGCAGCAGAGCCTGTATATGATGTTACACAAAAAACAAAAAAGACCTGGTGGGGAGGCACAAAACTCGTACCCACCACCAAGTCCGAACAACGCAAAATGAAAGCTGAAATTCTGAAACGCAATCCCAAGGCTGTCGTTCTTGACAGCAAGGCAAAGAAAGAAAAGGAACTGGAATGGATTGATCGCATTGAGGAGTTTGACGCTTTTATGAATGACTGACAGGTGGTTTTATGACTTGTTGTTTCTTTGGGCATAAAGATAGTCCGCCAGAAGTCAAATCCATTCTCCACACTACGGTTGAGGATTTGATTTGTTCTGGCAAAGCTGACAGCTTTTTGATCGGAAATCATGGTGCCTTTGATAGTATGGCTCTTTCTGTGCTGCGTGATGCAAAGAAAGAGCATCCAGAGATTACCTATAATGTAGTCCTCGCCTATATGCCGGGTCACAAAGAAGAGTATAACTATGTTGATCCGATGGAGACGGTGTATCCAGAAGGGCTTGAAAATGTACCGCCGCGATTTGCTATTTCATGGAGAAACGATTGGATGCTCAAAGAGTCCCAAGTGGTAGTGTGCTTTGTGCGCCATTCGATGGGAGGCTCCGGCAAATTTATGGAAAAGGCTATACGACAAAAGAAGGAAGTTATAAATTTGGCAGAGTGAGAAGCTACAGCATTTTTACAATGAAACTTTTCCTCTGACAATGAAACTATTCTAATCACGCTGAAACTATTCCAAGGTAAAAGTTTCAGCGTGATTTCCTTTGTGGCAAAAAAACACCTTCAAACACACGCTGCAACAGCATTGCAGACAACACAATGAAACTTTCTCAAAAATGAAAAAAGCCGAAAACCCCTGTGCTACAAGGATTTTCGGCAAAAGAATAAGCACTACAGTTTCAATACCAATGGTATCAAAATTGTAGTGCTTATTTGGTCGGAGTGGCGGGATTCGAACCCACGGCCTTTTGGTCCCGAACCAAACGCGCTACCACCTGCGCTACACCCCGAAATTCAATATATTGCTTGAAGATTATATTATATATTTTGTTAAAAATCAA